CTGTTTGACCCGCTCCCCCGCCATAACCTCCAGAAGCCCTAGAGCTAGTTCCCCCTGCGTCACCATCCGTTTTAGCCGCGCCGTAGCCCGTACCCGCCGTGCCGCCTGATGCCGTGACGTTATAGGTTCCCGCTTGAGGGCCACCATTAATAGTTAGCGTGTAAGATGTATTCCCGCCCGCTCCCGCTGACCCAGATTGACTTTCCGCACCCGCGCCGCCGCCGCCGCCACCGATTGCGTCAATAGTTACAGTTTGAGCATTAGGGTTAGTGCTTCCGCTTTTTATAGTTACTGTCTGAGCTGTTTGTTTATCAGATATTGCAACCGCGCCAGTAGATTGTTTCGTTATAGTAGGTTGAATAAGCTTTGTTTGCTGCGGGGTTATTTCAATCCCATGTTCTGTTGATTGCCCGCTATTGCTTGTAGCTGTAAATGCAAAAGCATAATTTGTAGCACCCGATCCCGCTGGATTGCCAAAGAATATCCCGTCCGCAATATCTGAATAACTAGATTTACCAATACGCCAAGCCGCACCATCTAAAAGATCAACATCTTTGTTAACTACAAGCTGGTCTGCAGTTATTTCATTTGCCGCCAGAGATTGAGTTAAAACCTCCTTAGTTAGAACCAAAGGAGAAAATACAGAAGGGCTGTCAAATGTGTCAGCATTATCCGTCCAATCTTGGCTTGAATAGCCCCATGACCTTGCGGATGCTTGAATATAAGTAATATCAACAGCTTTACCTGATGGAACAGTAGTAAGATTAAAACGATTTAAAAATTGATCAGTAAGAGATATTGAAGAACTATTCCCAGAGCCATCAACAGAAGCTGATACAAAATCCCCTGATATTAATTGGTTTCCATCATAAATAATTTTTGTTTGGCTATCTGGGGTATGACCACCAGAAACCGTAAATACAGTTTGACCTGACCCTGTGGTGAAGGATTGATTTTTAATAAATACAAACCGCGCCCAAACAACAGAATTTTGAGGAATGTCACTCATTTGAGCAAGTAAAGGATTTGCTTCTAGGAATGCGTTATCTAGCTTTGTTTGAGTTGTTGAGTTATTTGGCCTTGGATCAGTTCCAACCGTTGGCCCCTGATTATTTTCATTATTCATGTAAATATCAGCGCCGTTAAGAGTTATGATTAAACCACTTTGACCAGCTGGCCCCGCTGGGCCTTGCACATCAGCCGCAACGGTTCCATTTCCTACCGCGCTAAACGCAGAGATATTATTAGAAAAATCTTTTGCCTTGAGTTTATAGTAATGCGTTGTGTTCTGTGTAAGACCGCCATGAACAAGGCTAGTACCCGCAGATGTTCCAATCAAAGAATATGTTCCGCTGCTTGTTGTGCTATGGTAAACTTCCATTGAGGCAAAATCAGACGGAAAGCTGTATCCCTGCCACGAAATCTCTAATTGCTTTACTCCCGCTGTTACGGTTGGGGCGCTTGGGGTTGAGGGTGCGGTTGTATCCGTTACTGCCGTTGCATTTATTGTTGCGTATGATCCAGAATTTTCCCTTACTGTAACCGCTCGAACTCTAAAGTTATAAGTAGTTCCAGCCGTAAGGGGCTCTATCTCAATAGCATTATTTGGAGCAATCGTTGAGGAGTAATTTGATAAACTACTTGGCTTCCATTCTACCTCATAATGCCTGAGAATTGGACTATTTACAGCATTCCAAGAAAGGATAACCCTAGACATACTTGTGCCATCAGTTTGAAGGCTTGAAGCTAATGTAGTAGCTAATCCAGTAATAGCTAAATTAGCTGTTGGATCTCCTAAATTAGTATTATTCTGGGTTATCTGTTGATATTCATCAGAGCTAATTGACCATTGATAGGCTGTAGATGATGTTTCTTGGAGGGTCATGTTTATAACTGGCGCGGAACCATCCATACCTGACATTTTCCACGACATTATACGGAATGTTTTTCTAGCCCATCCATATCTATCAAGAGTTACCTCAATAGTATCCCCTATCTGAACCCCAAAAGCTTTTTCTAAAGAAAAATCAGCGCTGAATGTTATCTGCTCACGGCTAACAAACAGAACTTGCTTAGCTAATCTTTGAGCAGTCGCGCTATTCGTTGTAAGAGGTAACTCAAGATCAAGAATAGAAACCTCATCGTTATCCTCAGAAAGATCTGGAATTTGCTGTTGAGGATAATCTGTAGCGATAAAGCGACCATCTGTAGAGCCATCAATAAATGTACCTCGAACAGTGTTCGTTGTATCGCGCCTCGAAAGCCGCGTTGCTATACTTATGTCACTTCTAAAGTCATCATACCCAAAAGCATTAGCATTACTTACAGAAGCATCCGGTGATTTATATGCACCAGCCAAAAGCCTCCACTTTCCCTGCCCCCAGAACAGCGTTCCATTCAAGGTTGTCATTAAAGTATTTAAATTTCCGCTTGGTGTCGCCCCTGTGTCAAGAACTCCACCAATTTTAAATGCATTGCTTTGAACTCCTACAACTCCAGTTGAAGCACAATCCGCAATAGCTGTTGCTATCATATCATCGTCAATATCTGACTGATCCGCATCCAAACCAAGATTACTTGTAAGATAATCCCTTATGGCAAGCGCTGGCTCGTCAGAATATTGCCATGTAGAGGGGTTGTTGGTTCTATGGGTGCTTACCCCTAGCGAATTATCGTAAGCGCTACTGGTGCTGTCTTTTCTGGGGTCATAGACCTTTTTACCCTGTATCTTTGCAGTTACTAGAGGCATCCCATTTGGGAATGTGTCTCTGTCATATTCTAATCTTACATAAAGACAGGCAATCCCCTGACCTTTAAAATTGCTGTTTATTTGAGTAGGTTTGTATGTCAGAGAATTTAAAGTAGAATATACGCTCTGATTTGATGCCCCCGTAAATTTTTTAATATAAACCTTACTGTTCCACTTTGAGGTTGTAACAGTTCCATCTGATCCAGAAAACGAAACAACCTCATCATCAAGATATATATCCCCAATACTATTTACCTCATGTCCAGCAAGAGTAATGATCGTATGAAGATATTTATCATCGTTAGTAAGCTCCATATATGTTTTAGTGCCGCCTTTGCGGGTTTCGCCATATATGATTTCAAAATTTGCAACGGGATCAATATTGTTGCTTAGGCCGCTGCCGCCACCCATTCGCGGCATCTTGGGTCGACCCATCCCAAGAGCATTTCCAAAAACACTTGAAAGCCCATAGAGAGCAATACCGCCAACAACTGCATATGTTATTGTAGCATATCCAGCACCTAAAATAAGGGTTCCCGTTGTAATAGCCATCAGAAAAGCCTCTTTGAAAATACGTTCTCAATGTGGTTATACCCTAATCTTGTCAGTAATACATCAAAGGGTTTATGGATTTTTGTATTAACAAACAGCAGTGAAACACCATCTTGCTTTAAATACTTCTCAGCAGTCTTAAGCAAATGCCATCCCGCAAGACCTTTTCTATAATCTGGGTGTAAATATATTACATCATTTGTAGCAAAGATATGATCCTTATAATGAAGGGATTTTGCTGTAGTAGTTACAAAATACCCTACAAGCCTTTCATTCTCTCTGGCTGTAAATATTTGAAGTTGACCAGCTTTTTCAGCTTCCTCATATTGATCCCAATCAGGGTTCAGGTAGATGAAGTCTTTATTTAACGCGATTTCTTGCCAGTGTGATTTTAGGAGGTCTTGGATCTCCAGATATACAGAAGCAAGAAACTCTTGCTGGTATTTCATCTCTGTGCGGCCTCTTGTTCTTTTTTAGTTATACCTTCGCCCCAATTCAATTTTTTATCTTGAAGATCTTGTACGAATGAAAAAAACGTATCTCCAGAGTATAAACTCTGTTGGATTTCCTCAGTATATCGAAAAGGTCGCATTCTCTCCAAATCTACTAATTTGCTTTCTACCTTAACCTCAATAGTCGATCTTTCCCCACCATCCTTGATATTTAACTGATCCATATAACCAGAGAATATTTCTGTAAGATTGCTATTTCCCTGCACCCCAAAATAAACCTTGCTCAATCTTCCATGATATTCGTGCGACAATGCAGCTGTAACAAGAGAAGATGGCACACCGGCAAGTGTAAGAGTAATCCCAGATGCTTTTAGTTCTGATGCTTCCTCAATTCCGCTAATTTGCAGAAGATCCCCAGCGCCTACATATGTATGAGAGTTTGCAGAAAGATTGCCTACTCCAGTCCAGAAATATACTGGTGCGGCTGCGCTAGTAGCACCATTATAAAAATCTAAATCTACTGCATAAAAAAGCTTTACCTCATCAGCTAACAATGCTGTGAGAATTGTGCTGTTTACTGATCTTGGCATAATGCCCCCTTATTTTTTAACAGGGGCTTTCTTGCGCTTGGCTTTTGTTTCTTCTGGCCCCGCATTGCCCTGCACTTCAATAGCTGCGCCGCGCTCAATCATAGACTTCGCCAAGGACTTTTGCCAAGGTTTATCTGTAGGCAAAATCTCACCAGCCAAATATTTACGGGCTTCTGTTCCAGATGCGTTGCTTTCTCCAGCTACGCTATAAATCATTTGAATTTGTTTCATTTACCCACCTTTTTGAGGGAGAGGGAGGAAAGTGGACCCAAACCCCCCTCTCCCGTTATTCTTATGAAGTTGCGTGTTTCAGAACGCGCATAGCTTCTGCAAGAACAACCTCACCACCGACACGCTTACGAGCGATATAGCGAACTAGACCAGTTGACGCTTGGCTATATGGGTCACGCAATACTGAAAGCGCAATACGATCAACGATCATATATCCGCGACGGAAATCACCAATGAGAACAGATTTTGCGCCAGAAGCGGCATCTGCTACATCAGGGGCTTCTACATACGGAATACCGATGATTGTGTTTGGAGCGCCAGATTGACCAGAGAAACC